AAAGTGAGCATTAAATTTGGAAACCGCCTACCAATTTCCCACTATCTGCCAACTGGAGACCAGCTACCAGCTACCAGCTACCAGCTACCAGCTACCAGCTACCAGCTACCAGCTACCAGCCAGCCACCAGCCAGCCCGGCGCATAATGCAATTAATAATTCATTTACAAATTGTTTAATTTATATGCTATATATTCCGCGCCCGCCGCGCTATAATATAGACAGTTAAGAGGTCAGCCGTAACCCTGATACGGCGGAGGAGGATTAAAAAAATGATTAACGCGCGACGAGAGATTATCAGATCAGGTATTGACCGTCAATGGGTTGATATCGTGGTATTTCCGCTTGACGCTTATTCGATTTACGACGGTAATTGCCCGGTGGCTTCCGGTGAAGTTTACGGTTATACGACAGCCGACGACGCGGCAAACGCTGTAATCGGCGTAGACCGTGAGAACGGATACCGGTTTATCCTCAACGTCGGTGTTGACGGAATCGACGTTGAACTCCGGCGCGCCGATAATAGAAGTTTTGCAGGTACGTTGATTAAATCAAACAGAAAGGCGGTATATTATATCTAATGTCAAAAAGAAGAGAGCCAAAAGAGCTTAGCGACGCTCTAACCGCGTTATCGTTGGAGATAGCGCGGTCAATGGGCTACAACGAAGCGCAGAGCGTCGAGCGAGTTATAAGAGCGATCAAGCGGTCAGCCGTAAAGGTTGAAAGTGATCGCGCTAAGCTAATATTAGCCACAGTCGATACGCTGCCCGAATCAACGCGGGCGGTTATCGCTGATTATATTAATTGCCAATTAGGCAGAAAGAGGTAAAAAATGAAAGTAACGATCAAATGGACTAACCCCGAGAAAGACGGAAAAGTGAGAGCGATCTGCAACGTCGAAGTGTTGGAGAAGTCGCTAACGCTGTATGGCGTGAAGATAATTAAAGGTGACAAGGGTCTTTTTGCCGCAGCGCCGTCAACTAAGGGCAAAGACGATAAGTATTACTCTACCGCCTTTTTTGGCGATGAGTTTAGTAAATCGGTCGTCGCAGAGGCAAAGACAGCTATGAAAGATTTCAAAGCTAAGCCGAAAAAAGCCGACCCGAACGACGATGATCTTCCGTTTTAATCGAAACGCCGCGAAATGCGGCGTCTGCCGGAGATAGCCTACCGGCACCGATGAGATAGGCTACGGAGGTATATAATGATATTCGACCCTAAAGATATCCGGTTTACACCGGCGGGAATTGGATCATTAACAGACGAAGAGCTTCGGGCGGCTTATGAGGATCTAGCCGGAACTGCCAAGTCTGAATTAAACCGAATAAAGCGCAGCAAGGTATTCGGCGACGCGGCAGTCGTCGAACGAAACAAGGATTATTATCCGTCCTCGAAAAAAATTGATAGTTATTATAATCCCCGCCGAGAGCTTGAATGGCGAACGGTTGAAGCAGCCGCGCAGTTAAGGTCGGAGCGCGGCACGCTGGAAGGATTATACCGTATACGCGACAAGCAGATCAGCGCGCTGCATGACGCTGGCTACGTTAAGATCAATAGACGGAATTACCGCCAAGCTGTTGAGTGGCTAACAGCTAATGACGCGGGTTTCCTATCATCTGATCAGATACTGGATACTTTTAACGCGCTGCCGCAAAAAACAAAGCTGGAAGCAGGAGCGCAAAAGATTACGGATACTGCGAATTTTAAAAAGTTCGCTGCTTCTGTAGCGGCAGCCGAAGCGCGTCGACTTGTAGGGTCGGAATATAAATCAGCGCGGGCTGATATTCGCAAACGCGCTAAGCTGGAACGCGGCAAGATTGCATCTGCATATTTTGCTGCGCTCGTTGAAAGTGACGGTGGCGAGACATTAGATGCGGTAACAGCCGCAAAAATTCGTTCGCAACTAAGGCGGGAAATATATGGTAACATGGGCAGAAGCAAAGGAAAGCGGAAAGGTCATAGATAAACTTAATGCTGCCGGGCGTCTTAGTCCCAAGCGCGGCAACACCGGAGGAAAGAAAACTTACATCTATCCGGATTTGGTGTGCGCGTTCGACATTGAAACATCGTCGCACGTTGAGCGGGTGAAGAAAGGAAAAAAGTACGTCCCTGCCGGATATTCGTGGATGTACATTTGGCAGTTTTGTCTTGAAGATTTTCCCTTTTACGGTCGCACGTGGGACGAATTTCGCGAGTTTGTGAAACTTATATCGGATAATATAGGCGAAAAAGAAAAGATCGTTTGCTATGTTCATAATTTGTCCTATGAAGCGCAGTTTCTTCTTGGTATTTTTCAGATCGGCAGAAATGATATTTTTGCCATGGAAAAAAGAAAGATCGTTAAGATGTTCGTCGAAAAGATCGAATTAAGGTGCAGCTATATCCATTCTAATATGTCGCTTCGAAAGTTTTTGCAGTACATGGGTGTACCGGATCAGAAAGAAGAGATCGATTACAGTACTGTTTATTATCCATGGTCACCGCTGCCGAGCGACGTATTAAGCTACGCCGAAAAAGACGTTACCGGTCTATGTCAAGCGATACGCAAAGAAATGAACGACGACGGCGACACGCTGCAAACGATTCCGATTACGTCGACCGGATATGTCCGCCGGATAGCAAAAAAAGAATTGGAAAAAATCAGTCATTACCGCGTCCGGGCTATGCAGCCGTCAAAGGGTGAATATATAGCGCTAAAAAAAGCGCTGCGCGGCGGAGATACGCACGCCAATCGGTATTATGCCGGTTTGATATTGCCAAATCTACGTTCACGTGATATCGGATCGTCGTACCCGTTCGTTATGTGCGGGCGGAAGATGCCCGTCGGGGGCTTCACCGAGATCGGCGAAGTCACAGAACGCTATTATCGCGAATTGATTTTTAAAAAAAGGAGAGCCGTTATTGCTACGCTGATTTTCGTAAATCTTCGGCTAAAAAATGATCAATGGTGTGACCCTCCGCTGTCGCTGTCAAAAACGCGGCACTGTATAGGTGTGCAGGAAGATAACGGGCGCGTTTTGGCTTGCGATTATTGCGAAACAACGATTACCGATATCGACTTTCGGATTTATGACGAAGTCTATGATTGGGATCATTTATCGTTCCGTATAACCGATGTCTGGGTATCGTCCTACGGTCTGATACCGGACGGAATCCGGAAAGCTATTTTCGATTTTTATGATAAAAAAACGAAATTAAAAGGGGTTGACCCGTATATGTATGCGAAGTCGAAAAACAAATTAAATTCTTTCTTCGGAATGGCGTGTACTGATCCCTTGCGTGATGAATGGCTTTTTAATCCGGGTACGAAGCAGATCGAATTGCAGGATTTTGACGTTGAAAAATCTATTAATAAACAAAAAAATAAAATAGCTATGCCGTTCGCGTGGGGCGTTTGGATTACGTCACACGCGCGCAAACGCCTGTATGACGGTCTGAAAATCGCGGGCGAAAATGCCGTTTATTGGGACACGGATTCGGTAAAGTATATATCAACGCCGGAGATTGAAGCGGCGTTCGATAACTATAACGCCGCAGTAATCGCCGAAGATTCGGAATTAGGACTATTTGCGCAGTCGAAAGACGGTAACATTCATTATATGGGCGTGTTTGAAGTCGACGAGGAATACAACCGATTTATCACTTTGGGCGCGAAAAAATACGCCTACGAAAATCCCGAACTGCATATCACAGTCGCCGGCGTATCAAAAAAAGAAGGCGCGCGGGAGCTGGGACGGCTCGAAAATTTTCGTGAGGATTTTATTTTCCGAAAGGCAGCGGGCAATCTCCTGATCTATAATGACGACGACGATTTTCGCGTCAATGTTAACGGGCACGATCTCCACGTGACACGGAATGTCTGCATAGCAGATAATACCTACCGCCTATCATTAACACCGGCTTACGCTTCGTTGATTTTCTATAGCGAAAAAATGAATATAAACGATCTGAAAAGAAAGGCAATTGAAAAAAAATGAAACTGTATCTTGATAACGGCTATGTCGATATAAGGTCTATCCGCGAAAGCGGATACCCTTTCATTTTCATGTGGGGCGGTCGCGGCATCGGCAAGACGTACGGCGTTATTGATGATGTTATCAATAGCGGTGAAAAAATGATCTTCGCTCGGCGCACGCAGACTATGGCTGATATAGTGTTTACGGACGCTATGAACCCATTCAAACGTTGGAACAATGATCACGGCAGGCATTTCGCGTTCGATTCCGTGGCGAAAGGTGTTCAGGGCATTTATGAATTTGAAAAAAAAGGCAATAGCTTTATGAAGCTGCCCGGGGGGCTGCCTATCGGTTATACGACTGCGTTGTCGACTTTTTCGCATATTCGCGGTATTGACGCGTCGGACGTATCATTATTTTTTTTGGATGAGTTTATCAAGGAACCGCATGAGGCGGGCGGGTTTCTGGCGAGCGCTTTTTTCGACGCTTACGAAACAATCGCCCGTAATCGCGAGCTGGAGGGCGCGCCGCCGCTTCAATTTATCGGCGCGTCGAACGCCTATAATATATTAAATGACTTTTTCATAGAATTGGAAATAGTGCACGATGCCTATATCATGCAGAAAAAAAATCAGACAGTAAAAGAATTTAAAGATCGAGGGTTGCTATTGATCAGATTTGCCGATTCGCCTATCAGCGCAGCGAAAAGCGACACGGCGCTTTACAAATTGGCAAAAAATACGAAATACGGCGATATGGCGTTAAACAATAATTTTGCTACATACGACTACCCGATCAGATCGCGCCGTCTGAATGAATATACCCCGTTTATTTCGGTTGGCGAAATTACCGTTTACATCCACAAAAGCCGATCCGAGCTTTACGTCTCGCCGCATCGTTCGGGCGACTGTCCGAAATTAACCACCGGTAAAGAAGATATGCGGATTTTCGCAGAAAAATACCGTCAGTTACTGCGACAAATGATATTGACCGATTCCGTGATATATGAAGACTATATATCCGCAGCGCTGCTAAATCGTTGGTGCTTTGAAAGAAACCCCGCCTGACGGCGGGGATTTTTTTAATTTAATAAGAATATCCGTTTGACGGTGTTATGGTCGCCTGTGTCGGTACGGACGGGGTGAAGCTTATAACCCAATTATTATACGACGCGCCCGATGCTGTCGGTATCACGGTCGTTGATATATACTGCCCCTCTAGTCCCTGTTCACTGCAGTTGACTATTTCCCAGCCATTGACATTTGCAACGGATCGTCTAACGGTGATCCGGTTGAAACCGTTATAAATCCTAATCGTTGTTTCTATGTTAACGACTGCCGAAATAGTGATCTTCAGTTTAATATTACCTGATGCTGTACTATCAAGAACGGTATTAATAGTGAACGACATAGTATCAGCCGTCCTCAGATTACCGCCGGACAGCTGGATCGACTTGGTTGCAACATCGTATACCGGGCTAAAAGCGCCGGTATGAATACCCATGTCATAATTTTGCAACAATTCTGCGCTGCTGGGGACTTTGTGCGGATCGAGCGACAGCGTTCCGGTCTCCACGTCGTTATATTCAACAAAAGTATCGTGAACGTAACGCGACGACGGTGCGATGCTTGCCGACAGTTTATTAGTGTCCTGATAATCATCAACGCCGATTCCGTTATTAACGACGGTGATCGGCCCGGATTTTAACCACAATATAGACACCGGGTACAGAATATTAATCCTGCCCGCAAAGCTGGTCTGATAGTCCACTATGCCGGTGAACATTATCGAACTTCCGGTATTAGCGGCGGGGAATATTTCACAATACCCGCCGTCGGATATCATACCGGGATAAAAGTAATATTTCCAGTTTATTTCAGAAAGCGATCCGATAACTTCCGGATAGGTTTTTGAAGTTACCCAGCGCCCGGCGGTGTCTTTCGCTATAGTGAATGACGTTTTTGTGATATCATTCACGACGGCGGCGATCGCGTTTCTGACAGCTTCCTGCGACATGACCTTAGTTTCCGACGTGCCGACAGCCTGCACGATATCCGCCTTGTCGATTTTTTCAGCTAAAAGCCGCTCAACTTCAGCGCGGCGCGCGGTTAATATATCCGTTATCGCCTTCTGCGATATCAGTTTATCGGGCGCATCGCCCAGCGCCTGCAAAATATCATCTTGTGTGATAGTCCCGGATGTCAGATTCTGGACATATTCTATCAGCCAATCAAGATTAAGACGGTGAAAGTCAGTATAAGGATAGGTATAATCAGCCATTTTTAATAATCTCCTTTTTTTAATAAATTAAAAGACAAAATCTTTCGATAAATTGATTTTTGATCATTTCGGGAAGCTCGTACGCCTGACGTACTTCCAACTCATCGCGCAGAATCTGCGACGACATAGTGACGCCAATATTACCGTATTCGTGACGGCGTTCGGTCTCCTCTCCGGTCATAGCGTGACTGCGCGTACCGGATTGTGCGACGCTTTCGGTGTCGGTACCGTCATTCGGCTTTTCCACGGCTTCGCTGACCGGTACAGCGTCGTCACCGTTAAAGCCCCAACGGCTACCGGTGGTAGTGACAGTGATCCCGCGCGTGACGGTAGTTGTCGATGTAAAAGCATCTGCACCCGATCCGAAAGAATCGACATCCTTCCGGTCGTTGTAGCCGTATGTTACGTCAATTATACCGTCTTTGTTGTACTGGAAAAAATAGTGCGTGCAGAGATCTTCCCACATTCGCGTCCATAGCGGCAGATGCAACGCCGACCAATTACCGATCATCTGTTTTAGCGTCGCGGCGTTCGGGTACAATACTTCAAGCTCGGCGGCTTCGTCAAGAATCGCATGGACGATATCGGATTTATTTAAATCGTAGGTTTTTTTGACGACTTCGCCGGTGTCGTAATCAGTCCACTGCGCCGATATACTGCCGGGCAGCCGCATTAAGCTGAACAGATCGGGGTCAGTCAGATACAAACCCCGCAGGGATAGCGTCGCGCGCATCGTCAGGCACTTCCTTTCTTATATTAAATCGAATCCCAATATCGCCGAACACTTTTTCCACCTGATCAAGTCCGGATCGGATCGAATCGTACCATAGCATTAATTTGCTCCGCACAGCTTCGTTATTAGCTTCGACTTCATCGGTGATCAGGCGTTCACGCTTTGCGGTATTAGCATTGTTGATTCCAATTTCTGTATAGAAATTGTTTCTGACCGTTGCAAGGTCGTCCAGCAGCTTGCCGACAAGATAGTTCGCGCCAGCTGTTGAATGCAGCTGCATCACTGTCGGATTACCCTCCGCGTCAATTAAACGGCGATCCGGGAACACTGCCGGAATGCCGGTAGCGATATCGTCGTACATCCGCTTTAGTGCTTCCGCTTGCTGCTTATTTTTTGATAGAAAAATCTCAGGCTGTTTACTGTTGAAAGCGTTTACTATTGCCGCCTCGGTTATGATTGCCATCTGATCAGCGTAATAGCTGACCAGCGCTGACACACCGCGATAGTCCGGGCGCAGCTTGATCAGTGCGCCGTCAATACCGATCTTCCTATTATACGATTCTTCGCTGGTCAGCAAAGGATTAGCTATCACTAATTCGGTCGGCTGGTAATTGAATCCTAACGCCGTCAACCCCACACGATCGCAGACCGTTCCGAATTTAGGCGTTTGATATACGCCGACAAACCCCCCTAGATAAAGGGTGTAAACAAAAAACGTAAAATCCCAACCGTTGGGCAAAGTCCATTCAAACCGCGCTAAAACGTCGTTCAGCAGCGATTCATAATAATAATTGAACATTTCCGTGTTCCGGCTGTGAACCATATTAGGCTCGCGCGTTTCAGAAACGATTAAATTAATGTATTCCGAACTATAAGGCGCGCCGTGATTTGAAAAAGTGTTATTCATAATAAAAACCCCTCTCCATATATTGGTATATAGCTTGTATTTCGGCTAAATTAGCGTCTAAATCAATATGAGGCATTGCCGCTGTAATTAATTCCTCGCCCGATTCAGATATTTTTCGGATGTGGCAGTCCGGTTTGCCTGATACAGTCGCGCCGCTGTTTATACGGATGAACGACGACATCAATTGAACCCTGTTTTCGTACAAAAAACGTCCCCCGCCTCCGCTAATGCTGTGCGTGGTAGTCTGCGCGGATGCGATCGCTGTTTCAACACCGTTTTGATTTAGCGCTTGCGTCATACTCGCTGCTGCGGCGACTGCTGTAAGCGCTGCGCCGGCTACCCCGACGGGACCCGACGCAAACGTCGCCGCAAGACCCGCCCCGGCGATCGCGGCGCCTCCGGAAATTATTATTTTGTCGCGCGCGGCAGACCCCGTAACTGTAGCTGTACCAGTGCTCCCGATCGCGCCGCCGAAACCGCTATATCCGGCTACCGATACAACAGAATTAGATAATAGCGCGTTAGTAGTGGATACAGTAAACGCCGCTGTAGCAGAAAGCGGGTCGATTATGACGTTTACGTTGATTTCGTCCCCGCCATGAACCACATCACCGGATATAGGTATGATTCCCAAACGCGGTACATAGATCTTATAATCGCAGAATGATCCGCATTCGACGAACGGAAAAGACGCCGCGTCCGGGTGATCCGGGACTTTGACCGTTGCGGAGGCTGATAGGCTGGTCGTTTTTTTTATTGAAGAAAAAACAACGCCGCAGTCAAAACCGCCTAATGATATTAGCGCCTCTTCGCCCGATATGCTACTATCTTCTGTGATGGGAAGAACATACTGCCCCTTAATGGCGGATAGAACGTTCATAGATTCCCACTCGGCGGAGGTCGGATGTGCAGCTTCATCTTTTTTCACCCAGTTATTAACATTAGTAATTTTTCCTACGGCGTCGCCGTTCATAGCGTACACCAGCCCCGACGAGGTTGTACCGCCCGCGATAACTGTTACGGTCATTCCCCCGGAAGCGAAAAGGTTTGTCCCGTTGGTTATAGTATTATATCTGACTGCGGAGATCGGTAGTGTACCGTCTATTTTGGTGTAATCTCCCATTCCCGAGCGGACTATATATTGGCTGCTCCCGCCGATTTCATCGCGATAGGTCGCCAGCACATCGACTTGCAGCGTTAATTGATATAGTCCGCTGGTATTAATTGTGATGTCGGTAATATAGTAATATCGCCCATGAACGTTATCGAAGTAATCGCCGTAAGTCGCAGTATTATAGTCGCCGAAAAGCTGGATGTAAGCGTAGTTATATGCTATGATGTCCGCTTGCTGATACGGCGGATCGGGGTAGTCCGTGCCTCCTTGCGTCTTTAGCGGTTTAACATCCCAGCGAATTTCAACAACCGGCTGAAAGATTGAGCAGCCGTCGCGAAGTCTACCCCTGACGCGCTTCTGTTTGGTAGTCACTTCTTTGTTGATATCAATCTCCGGGCGTTTTGTGCTATTGGGCTTTTTCGCAAAACCTTTGATCAAATATATGTCGAAATATTGATCCATTTCTTTCTCCTTTTTTTTAAAAAAAAATATCGGGGCATATAGCCCCGATAGGATTAGTCAAGAAGCAGCACTACCGCCTGCTCGGTGAAATCGTTATAGCCGCGCAGGGCATACGACCATGTTTGATTCCAATACTTGCCTTTCTGATTGTAAGGCGAAACGCCGACTTCTTCATCGCAGAGCGTTACACCGGCGGCGTCAGTATCAAACAGAACGCCGACAACCTTGTTGACCGTAGTTGATTCACTGTCGGTGACTACCGTACCGTCGGCAGTATTGATATACGACAGCGTAGCGGTTATCGTATCCGGTGCTGCAAGTGACTGCCAGTAATCCGCTACTTCGTACCCGCCGATGTCGAAACGGTCAGGATTAAACACGTTTAGCAGTTCGCCGGTGATCTTACGAACGAAAGACGAGAGCATGACCAGGCGCTGCTCCGCACGCGGGGTGAAGCGCGCTATCGGCTTGTCGGTGATCTGACAGCTGTAGATATGATTACGGCGTTCCATGTGATCCCGGATCTCGAGAATTTTAGCAGAAAGCCATCCGATGAAGCTGACAAAGTTACCCGGCGCGAACACGCTATTCGCTGTCAGTTTAGCGCCCGTCTCGGCGTTGTACAGCGTGATCAAATGAATCTGCTGCGTTTCCTTGCCGCACTTGGTGACACCGCCTATCAGGTTGATAAGTGTATCTTCGGCGTAAGCCTCGCGCGACTCTTCGATCAGATTTTTCGCCTCATTCACGACCCCCGCGGCAAATGATCCGAACTGCTCGCCGCTGTCAAATGCGCTATTCAGCTGATTTTTCCAGATCGTGATTTCCTTGGCATAATCAACTTTGCTGTAGAAATTAGTCTGCAGAATATTCTGTTTGTGCGCGACCCACGGATCAATAGACGATCCATCAACAATCGCCTCCGGCGCGCCCGCGTCCTTAATCAGTTCGCTGTCACAAAAATTGATCTTTCGGACGTGATTACCCCAGCGAATAGCGTCGCGGTCGAGAAGCTGAAGCCGCGCCGTATACGGGCGGACTGAAAAAATCGTCTTTGAAAGCGTCTGAGATATCGCGTTAAGCAGCGAATCGGGCGCACTGCGAAGTGCGGTCTGCGCTATGCTGATGCATTCGCCGGTTGAAAGATTTGCTATTGCTCCGCCGCGCATCTGCGCTATAGTAGTATTCAGCAGCGCGGAAACATCGTCCTGTGTTATGCTGTTATTGATATTAGCCATTTTTATCTACCTCCGTTTATGATTTTCTTCACTACGTCGTCCGCAGTGATTGACGGCTTGAATGCGTCCGCGGGCTGCCGGGCGGAAGAAAGCGCGTCCGACTGCATCCGGGACTCGATCGCCGTTATTTTTTCGTCAAGTTTGCGGAAATACTCGGCGAAATCCGGTGCGGGCTGCTCGGCTTCTGCCTCCGCCCTCTCCGGCTCTACCGCTTCCATACTCCGCGCTACTGCCAGAATCTGATCGTCAGTCAGACCTGCGTTGTGAAAATTAATAATATCTCTTATAGTCATTTTGATACCTCTTTCATGATTTTTACTAAATCTCTGGTGTCTACCGTTCCGTCACCGTTTATGTCAAAACGGCTATCGCTATCCCCGTTTGATATCGCCCTCATTTCTGATACTAAATCGGCGGTATTAACTACACCGTCCCGGTTAACGTCTGCCGGGAAAGGCTCGAGACCGTTTAAGCCTTTAGCGCGAATCTCTGCCGGATAATCAATATAGCAGTCGTTCGCGTCAAAGCGTTTTCCGTCGATCTCCCAGCTGCTGGTGAACTGCCATATGCCGCACTCGGCATTAACCGGCTTTTCGTTCGTCCAGCACGCAAGCCAGCCGGTAAAACGATCTTCAAGACTGTGAAACCATTCGCTGTAGTAGGTGTAAAAACCCGCCCAATATCCGGCTTTTTCGACCGTTTCACAAAACACGCGCGTGATTTCCTCGGCGTTTCCGGTTTCAAAAATTTCTGATTGCTCGACGTCAACGAAAACAGGCATATCAAACGCTAAGCCCTTAATTGAATTGATAAAGAACTCCGCTTCTGCTTCTGCTTCCGCTATCGTTGTTGCTAAAAGATAATGATAACAACCGATATGAATCGGATCGCCCGGGTGGCAGTTGTTCCACGACTTGACCGCTATATACATATCGTCAAAAGATGGGTCGCGGAAACTAACGCCCTCCGTGGCTTTGATCAGTGCGAACTCAAAGCCCGCCGACTGGATGCGCTCTGGCGTGATACTGTTCCAGTGCGAAAGGTCAAGACCTCTCATCCAGCGCTTACGCATTCTGACCACCTCCCGCCATCACGTCAGACAGATGCTGTATAGCTGACGTGTTGTTGTTTAGCGCTTCGATCATCTGTATACGGTCGTCGCTAAATTCCTGCCGCAGATCGTCGACTTCTTTCTTGTGATCTTTTCGCTCCTGATCAAGAAGCCAAAACGACGCAAACAGCAGGGCGATCGGAACGCCTAAATTAGATATCAGGTTCGCCACAGTTGAAAAATCCATAGTATACTCCTTTCCCGCTTCTGCTGGAATTGAACCGGCTTAAACCTTTGAAGCGATATAGCGGGGTTCATGCGGCTACCGACCGCTTGCGCCCCGATTCCGTCGGGTGGTATATGCGCGCCCCGCAGTTAAATTATAGCACACAAAAAAGGGGCTGTCAAGCCCCCTTTTACTCATTTAGTCCTCATCGCTAACCGCCTTAATACTGACGACCTCGTCAATTATATGTCCGCGCAACTGTGCTATCGCTCTGGCGGCGTCCTTTATTTCACAAGATGAAAAAGCGTCATACCCGTTTTTAAGAATGTCGTTAAAAAGCTCTGTGCAAGGTCTCGTTATTATGAGACTATCCTCTATAATTTTATCGCTTCCGAGCGGACGAGCCTCGTATCTTACCACTATTTTTTTCTCCATAAGTTACTCCCGCCGTATCAGGGTTACGGCTGACCTCTTAACTGTCTATATTATAGCGCGGCGGGCGCGGAATATATAGCATATAA